ACACTGGAAACAGTGTCGGGAGATACGGACTTGGGCTTTGTCCCCGCACCATCTAAAGCTTACGAGGTACTCGGAAGCTTCGATTTGGTGTTCCCCTACAGGGCGTCACTTCAAAATCGCAAAGACTTGAAGGCGATGTTTATCGACCTTCTTGGCGATGCGGTCGTGACGGCTGCAGTAGAAAACTTCGTCCACCCCGCCGGCTAAGCCGTCGGAGTTTATTGAGCGAGGTTTTCTCGCAAAGGATGGTTTATGTTTGTTCGAGACAACACAAACGTTTGTCCCTCTTGCGGGAAGACGCGCACATGTGACATCTATGTTGGATGGTATCTTCCGGTTGGCGTAAGAATGGTTGCTGAATGCTTCCATTGTATGTCCCTCCGGACTGCTGTCCTTTCATATGATGTCATGCGTGCGCTTGTCTTGGAGGCTGCCAAGCAGCTTCCTCGCGATGATGAACGTGCGAAATTCAGAAGGTGGTCGCCGCGTCGTTCCGGCGCGGTGAAGCACTCTTCTGTTTCTAGCATGTTTATCCAAGGAGAGGTTCAAGAGAAATTGCTCGAGCATCGAAGCTTTTTGCGTCTTGCCGACGCAATACTTCGACCCTCAGAGCATACTCTTCAGTCCCTTCGTCGCGCGCTCGGTCAGCCTTTAGCAAGCTGACCCACATCTGTCGGGAGATTAAGATGCACAAGAATGATCTTGGGCGTCACGTAGAAGTTGCAGAGCAAATTCTATGTGCCCTCGACTGTCCCCGTGCCCTAAGCGTAGTGATTATGCTTCGGCATGGAATGTGGGACGAGATCGCTAACCTCAAGCTGGAACCTAAACAGTTCCTGACTAGCGACTCTTTCTTTCGGGCTCATCAGGCGACCAAATTGCTTTCTAAGGCAAAATGGCTGCCCACGAGTATCGATAAGTTGGGAGTTGCTACGAAAAAGTTTAAGGAGGCCGAGGAATCCTGTCGACTTACAAATTTGATCTGGGCGTCACGCCGTCGGAAGGAATTTCAGTTCCTACCCGACTACGAGCGGATTTTGTTTTCCGCTAGTAGAAAAATCGGTATGGTGCTCGGATCGGATCTCTATAAGTGGACGGAATTTTGTGATTTCGGCCCTGGTGCAGACCGTTCAACTGTCCGCGGATTGACGTCCGCCTACAATAAACTGGAAAGACCAGGTTCTATTACCGGAGGGGCTTACCCCTACTTAGACGTCTTCTCAGAGCTAACCGCCCTGGGACGACTCTTTGTAGGAAACCCTTCCACTCGACGGCTAGATATAGCCATAGAGCGTGGTAATAAAGTCACATTCGTTCCGAAGAACGCTAAGACAGATAGGCCGATTGCCGTGGAGCCCAGATGGAACATCTGGCTCCAGAAGGGAATGGGCCGGTTCATAAGGAACCGACTCAAACTCTTTGGCGTCAATCTCGACTTTCAGGGATTGAACCAGGCTTTCGCGATCTATGGGTCGTATGCTGGTAAGCATGCGACCATTGACTTGGCGTCCGCTTCCGACACGATCTCATACGAGGTAGTTCAGGGATTGTTCCCTGAACCGTGGCTCACCATCCTCGATGCTTTACGTAGTCCATGCTATCTCCTTGAAGGAGAATGGCATCGCTATCATAAGTGGTCAAGTATGGGTAACGGCTACACTTTCGAATTAGAAAGTCTGCTGTTTTGGGCCCTTTGTAGCAGTATCGATGAAGCCGCCTCCGTTTACGGAGACGATATCATCGTTAGCTCAAAGTCGTACGATACGGTCGTTAGAGTGCTCGAGCTTTGCGGCTTCTCGGTTAATCCCGAGAAGTCCTACAAAGACGGCCCTTTCAGGGAATCGTGTGGCCAGGACGCTTTTCAAGGCGACTCAGTCACTCCGATATACTGGAAGGACCAACTCGATGATCAAGGCACTCTTACTCTGGTTAACCAGATTACTCTCCTTTCTCGCCGCCTCGGGCCGCCGGATTATCGTAATCCGCGTCTCAAGAAAGTTTGGAAGGAGCTGGTTTATCAGCTACCGAAGCGATTCCAGCAACGAGGACCAACCACCATCTCCACGGTAGTCCATGACGCTTCAAGCTCATGGTCCGCCGTGAGGAAGTTTGGTTGGGACGGGGTCTTCATTGATGTTTCGGTTCCGGTCCCTCGAAGGTTCCGGTTCCGCGACTATAATGCTGCCGTCCTGTCGCAGTACTTCCAGCCATCAAGCGATGGCTACGTCGTACGTGACCGCGTTGTTTGGAAGAAGAGAACAGTCTTCATACCTTGCGGGTATGAAGATATAGGACCGTGGGGCCCTTAGGGCCCCGCGCCTTTTCGCTTCTAATTTACTGAAGCTGGAGGACCGGGCTTAATTGTCTGGTCTCAA